CTTGTACGTCAGCTTTAGTAGCTGGTGACTCTTCACCTTCGCCACCTTCTTCGCTGTCATCCATACCTGGCTCTTCGTCGCTTACAGAACCTACGAAGTCGTCAGTAGCATCGCCACCTTCTTCACCTTCTGGCTCGCCGAAAGCTTCTTCAACGGATTCTTCTTGTTCATCATCAGAAGCTTCGTCCATTTCAGTAGACTCATCTTCTTCTTCTTCTTTCGCTTCGTCAGCGATAATTGTTTCATAGATATCTCTAGATTTCTCAACAACGATTTCATGGAAAAGTTCGTTAGCCTTTTCATGTTCTTCGTTGACTAGCAAATCGAGAAGTTGTTCAAATTTGTTAGACATTTGCGGGTTCTCCTTTATTGTACGTGGGGCAAGGCTGTCGATGTATTTAACAGCCTGGTTAATTAATTATGCGAAATAGGCCAAAAACAGCTCGTTCTTGGCAAGATGCGGGGGATTTTGACAGGAATTTATTAATTTCCTAATTGAATTGTTTCTAATATTTAACTCTTACCTAAAAAAATTAACAGTAGCTTTTATTGCGGAGCCGCTTCCGGTGGTGGAATAGCGTACATAGCACGTACAATCGTTAAGTTTTCTTTGGTTTCTTTTTCTCTAGCTTCGCCTGCTTTACGTAGATCATTAATCATACGTAAGGTTAAACGAGTCTTACGAAGATCTTTACTCTTAATGATGCTAGAATCCTTAAAAGGATCATAGCGATCGTTGTCCTGCATATCAGGATCATCTTTGTTAAAGTAAATGAATTCGTTTAGTAGCATATCAGTATTTACCAATTATGCAGGTGTTGCGCCGCCGCCTGCTGGGGGAGGAGCTCCGCCTTCTGCTCCGCCGTCCATCTCTAATTCAGTAGGATCCATTCCATCCTCACCAGTATCTGCGCCGCCTAAACTGTCCATGTCTCCACCAATTCCGCCTGCTGTAATACCAGCTGAACGTAGCTCTGCGCTTGAAGATAAGTCAGTATTATTTTCTAAATTCTCTTCTTCCCACAGCTCTTGATTCTCTGCCATCTCTTCTTGACTTAGGCCTAAGAAGCGTTTTAGAGCAAAGCGTTTACTAATATATGGAACTTCTACTAGGCTAGCAAATGTGCTAATACGAGCATTATCCATTTCTGTTTGGCGATAACTTGCAAAGTTTTGTGGCTCTTGGAACTTGACTGCAAAGATGTTAGGGTCAATATTAATGCCCTTGTTGTGTAGATACAGTTTGAACTCTAAGTCAAACGTACCATTCATTAGGCTTTGTAGTCGTTCGCAGTATTTGTTAAATCGTAATTCTTGAATGTACGCTGTTCCAACTCTTCCGTCATTGAAGTTTGAGCCGCCATCATCTGCTCCTGTTGGAAGATAGCTACTTGGTATGCGTAAAGCTCTGAATAGTTTATTGGTGAAATATCGTAAATCATCAATCTCTCCTAAGTTTGTACCACCTGGAAGGATCTCAACTTTAGATCCACGACCTTCTGCTGTTTGTGGAAAGAAGTAGTCTTCGTTAATTGATAACGGATTGTAACTAGCATCAATTACTGATTGTCCGCCGCCTGTTACACTTGGAATACGTCTTTGGTTAATTTCGTTCTTAATACGTTCAACAAAGCCCATTGCCAAGTGGCTTGGCATGTTACCTACGTCAATATAGAATACTCTGCGCTCAGGAGCACGTTGTACACGATAGATAATGATAGCATCTTCAAGCAGTTCTTTTTGCTTGTAGACTTTAAAAATTGATTCTAAAAGACTATTTCCAAATGGAAAATTGTTGTCTAAGCCTTCGCTTAAACTAATGTGGATAACGTGTTTAGCATCAATATTAAACTGATTTTGCTGTAGCATAAAGCGACTACCGTTACCACCTTGCGTTGCTCCGCTAGTGCCGTAGCTACCAGTCATACCACGTTGTCCACCACCACCTTGTAGGAAGTTTGCGCCACCTTGGCTGTTGCCGCTGGCCGCTGTAGGATTAATTGCAGTTGCGTTTAATGATACTAAGTTAGGATTAATATCACGAATAACATACTGCTCTGGCTTTTTGCCATCGCTTTCGTTAACAATAATTTTATCTACTTTAGCAGGATCTACGTACATCCATGCTTGTGTTTCTGGATCGCGTACAAAGAAACAGTCGCCGTACTTAAATGTATTGCGTACTAGTTTAAAAATTCGTGTGTCAAATTTATTAAGTTTAGTCCACTGCTGTAGGTACTTGCTGATAATTTTAACTTCAGTTGGAGTTGCTTTGTCTTTAAACTGCACACCGAACGGTGTCATGTTTTCTTCGTTAGTCTGTGAGCAGAACTCTGCTAGAATATCAAGTGCCGCATTAACTTCTGAGTCGCTATCCATGGTGTCATACTGACCATAGCGTTCTAAACGATTTGGATGTCCTGAGTAAACATCGGGTAGGTAACTGCTGTAGTTTGATCTTGCAGGACCGGCACCACCGCCACCACTAATAGGACTCAAAGAGCCACTAGTTGAAACAGGTGTAAAGTATTTTTTCCAAGACATATTATTTTAAGAGAATAAGTTTCCAGCCCACTCAAACTTTTCTACTAACCTTTTGTTGTAATCGGCAGCTTGTGCGTTTATGGCTACAAGTTGTGCAGTTTGTTTATTTAACGTATTTAGAGCGGCGATCAGTGCTTCTTGACTTTGTTGAGCACCTTGTATTTGTGCTCCTTTAGCAAGGTTAGTTAACTGTTGTTCAGTTAGCACAGCTTCTTTACCATGTAGCATTGCAGGAGAACCTTCTGCTCCAAAGTCACGCATCAGGCTTCCAGACGTGCCTGCTGTACCGTCGGCAAAACCAGCCCATGCTCCAAGAATACCACCAATGGCCGCACCAACTGCTGTACCAATAATAGGCACAACCGATCCAACAGCCGCTCCGGTTAACGCACCAGTTGCCGCGCCTGCAAGCATATGGCTTTCTGCACCTTTCTGATAACTCTTATCAGCGTTGGCGTTGCGATCTGCACCAAGTTTTTTAGCGTCTGCCTCGTATGCTGATTTCTTTGTAGGATCATCCACAATAGCCTTTGCTTCAGCATATTCAGCCATCGAAACTGCTTGTTGTTGTTTTAATTCTTTAAGTTTCTTTTTATTTTCTTCAGTGAGAACCGTACCTTCTTTTTGTAGTTCTTCAATTTGTTTTTGACGATTTTTGTTTTCTTCAGCTTTTGCCTTCATTTTTTCACTGTCGTTAGCTAACGACAATGCGGCTAATTTGTCTGCACGTTCTTTTTCGTTTTGTGCATTTTGATATTTTGCATCATCAATTTCTTTATTAGCTTTTAATGCGGCTTCATCTTTAGCGGCTTTTGCATCTGTGTAGAAAGGATCAAGTGCTTTACGTATTTGAATCATCAACAGCTGGAAGCCATATTTTAAGTCAGCCATAATTTTTTCTCGGCCTTTCTCGCTAAACAACATCATCATGTATTCGCCCATTGCCGCTACAATCTTAGCCAGTGCATCGCCAAAATTTTCAAGACCTTTTTGTCCTGCAGGGCTACCTAACCAATCACTAAGGCCTTTAATCATATTTGTCATTAACGGTTGTAGCTTTTCAAGTAGGGGAGCAACAAATGCCATTAAAGATTCGCCTAGTTTCTTCATTCCTTTTTCAGCATCTGCGGCTTTGGCGGCCTCACTTTTTCCTAAAGCTTCTTGTGCTTCTCTTTCTTTTTTGATTCTATCTAGTGCGGCTTCTTCTGTAGTTACTCCTGCATTTTTAAGTTGCGTTGCATTTTTAGTAGCGGCCGATATCATACTATCATTAGTAAAAGCTAAAACCTTTGCGGTTTCTCCTAATCGATTAAGGTCTTTTTGGTTAGCTATTTGCCCTTTGGCTAATAGTCTATCTTGATCAGCTTTAGTCTGCGCGGCATCTTTACCATCATAGATTGTGTCACCTAATTGTTTTACAGTACCAGCTGTACTGCTCATCATTGCTGTAAACTTTTGAGCTTCCTCAGTCATTGGAGGAAAACCTAAGATTTGACTTTGAAGTGCGTCAGCCGCACCTTTACCACCTAGTGCAAGTGCTTTTTTAAGAGCTTCTGTTGCTTTGGCTTTTTCTAACGGATCCATTTGGGCTAGCTTTGCTTCCCATGCCGCATTCTTTGAAGCCTCAGCCATTTGCTTTTCTTGTTCTTCACGACTTTGTCCTGTTAATCTTGCCAACAGATCAGTTTCTTTAGCATAGTTGGCCGCGGCCGCGGCCACTGCGGCATAGTCTTCTTTTTGACTTTTTGCTACTCCGCCACTTACTCTAATGTAATTTGCAGTAACATCTGCCATCTGAGTAAAGTTATATCCTAAACTTAACATCTGATCGCCCAGTTTACTATCTTTTAATGCTTTAGTAACTCCAGTGAATGCCTTTGCGCCACCGTCAACTGTTCCGCCAAGTCCTACAAAAATGTCTTTATTCTTTCCCATAGTTGCAGAAAATTCTTCAAGACTCATGCCCATAGCTAAGGCATTTTTTCGTACTTGTTGCAGACTACCGCCAAAATTAATACCATTATTTGTTAATTCCCTATAAGTGTTTAAATTGTCTTGCTGTATTTTAGCTAATTGTTCAAATAGACCGGCAACAACTCCAACAATAGGTAACTGCTTAAATGCGCCAAAGAAATCACTCATCTGAGCTTTGCCGTCAATTGCTTTTTGTCCTAATGCTGTTAAATCTTTACCAACTGCTACTGCGCTGTTAGCTAGTCCGCCAATAACTTCGGCCGCAATTCCAATACCGCCTGCCATCTTAGATAACCCTGCACTAGCAAGACTACCAGACTTAGACATTGCATCAACAGCTTTATTAGCACCTGCAATCTTTGATGGGTCAAGTCCTGCCTTAGATGCTAGTGCCGCTCCGCCTGCGGCCGCACCGGCGCCACCATTCTTTTGCAGAGCCGCAAGAATTTGCTTCATTGTTGCTTCTGTAGCCGCATTATCTAAAACTATTGGTTGCCCGCCAAGGCTACCTGTTACTGATGCCATTGAATTTTTCCTGGTTTATGTAGGTATATAAATACTATCGACACACTTACCTTTTATTTATTCGGAGTTTAAAACCATGGATCAAACGTCAAAGAAACAAGTTAACCCGTTAGCCGGGCACATGCGCCAGCCTAAAATTTATATTAAGCTACCTAGCGAAGGCAAATACTGGCGTGAAGGAACGCTGAATCCTAGTGTAACAGGAGAATATCCTGTATTCTCTATGACTGCAAAAGATGAGTTATTGCTTAAGACTCCAGATGCACTATTAAACGGACAAGGTGTTGTTGACGTAATACAAAGTTGTATGCCTAATATTCGTGACGGATGGGCAACACCTAACATGGACATTGACGTTATTCTAATTGCAATTCGTATTGCAACCTATGGTCACATGCTTCCATTAACTGTTACACATCCAATGCTCGAAGATGGCAAACAAGAATTTGAAGTCGATATGCGTACAATGCTTGACCAATTGCAGGCAGATATCGTATGGGACGAACGAATTGAAGTTCGTCCTAATCTAATTTTATACATTCAACCATTTAACTATGAAACTATTAATCGTAGCAACATTAACGAATTCGAAACTCAACGTATAATGAGCATTGTGCAAGATACTCAGATGAGTGAAGAAGATAAAGTAAAAGCCTTTAAAGAAAGTTTTCAAAAGTTAACATCAATTACAGTTGAGCTAATCAACAAAGCAGTTTATCGCATTGACAGCGATACCGGCTCTACAGAAGATAAAGAGTTTATTGCAGAATTTATGAACAATACAGACGTTGATGTATTTGACGCAGTTAAGACTAGACTAGATGATCTAAAAGAAAAAAATAAAGTTAAACCATTTACAGTTAACGTAAGTCAGGATCCAGAAAATCCTATACTTACAGAAGTTCCTATTGTATTTGACTACGCAAGTTTTTTCGCATAAGGCTCTTGAGCCTCCCCTTGGCTGATATTCTTAAATTAGTCGACGAGATGGAACAGGATTCAAGAGCCATTAAGAAAGAGTTAATCAAGATGTGTTGGTTTATGCGAGGTGGTATCACTATTGAACAGATTTATCAAATGGACGTTGAAGAAAGAAATATGATCGGCGACCTAATTAAAGAAAATTTAGAAACAACTAAAGAAACAAAACTTCCGTTCTTTTAATCAACAAAAAAGCCTGCATAAGCAGGCTTTTGTTTATGTGTCGATTGTTTAGATCATTATACCTAAAAACTTACTTTCAAACTGAACGTCTTCGCGTTTAACATTTTGTTTAAACACAGGATTACCTTGCTTGTCAGCACCAGTCATTGTTTGGCCGCCACCGCCCTGTACGTATTTGTTAAAACCTCCACCTGTTGAAGAAGCCATACTCTTACCTGCCGCACGTTGGCCTTGTAATCTAGCTTTAGTTGCGGCCGCAATCGCTTTTGGATCTTTAGGATTTGCAGGTGCTTGGTTATTTTTTGGAGGAGTACCTGCAGGAGGAGTAGCTGGTTGTCCACCTGGGGCGCCACCTACTGCACTACCTGTTGCTTGTGGAGCCACGTTAGGTGTTGGAGTTGCGTTTGGATCTTCTGCTGGAGGAGTAGTTCCTTGAGCCGGTTGTTCTTCTGGACTTGCTGGTTGAGCCTCGGCACTAGCTGGTGCTGTTTGTTGTGGAGTATCTAAAGAATTTGTTGTTGAGTTAGCCGGAGTAGTAGTTTGCGGTGCATTTTGTGCAGGCGCTTGTTGCTTTTGTTGTTTTTCTAGTTGATCAGCTTGTGCAATTAGAGCTTTACCTTGCTGACGTAATTGATTTGGATCTTGTCCGCCACCTGCGGCACCATCTTGACCAGGAGCACCATTTGCACCTGCTTGTCCATCAGCACCTTGTTGTCCGTTGCGTGGAGTTCCTACTACTGCATTGAATCCTTTTTTGTAGCCTTGCTTTGCACGATCCCAAGCACCACGAACCCCACCTGCAACTGCTCCTACGCCTTGAGCCGCGGCACCTACACCTTGTGCAGCCACATTAGCGGCTTGTCCAGCGACAGCTTTAGTTTTATCCCAGATAGGTCCTTCTTCAAGATTATGGTTTTCTATTAATAGTTCTTCAATACGCATTAGATAACTCCAACTTAGATTATTTGCTAGTTTATTTAACTCAAAATATGAATTTATATGTTTATGTGAGCTAACGCTCACATGCTTTTGCGCTTCGCTTAAAGCATTTTAAGTTCTTAAAGATACTGCGAAGCAGTTAAACTATTATCTAGATATAATGGTCACACTTTACCCAGGTAACCGGGTAAAGTTCACTTGGGCATTATCTGAGTACGCAAGTCACTTAGCGTTGTAGCATTACTGAGGCGGTCATCCTGTACCCCTAGCTACGTCTTATCATGACGGTAACCTAATATACATACGCTAACATATACATTAAGTCCGGGGTTTTCCTCCCCTCTTTTAGCTCTTAATCACTCTATTCAAATAGCAAAATCGCGGCAGATTGCGATCGACGTCCTGTTAAGGATAGTTGCTAAGTGCTCACTACAGCGGTGAGTCTTCCGTCCCCGTTATTATCCGGTTGTCGCTAGGCACCCGATTTTAGCCTGTGCAAGCCTTTACTGTGGAAAGAGCCTAGGGGGTTTTCTTTAGGATGTGTGAGCCATGTACACGGACTTGTATGTGTCCGTTATAATAATCTAGTGATTCTAGAACTTTGCGGTCGAATTGTTCACGGGCCTCAATGTAGGAGCATTCTGCTTTTGATGTGCAGTAGTATAATATTTCGCGGGAGAAGTTGTCTTTGCCTAGTGTATCTACGTCTTTGTTTAACTCGATGTTAGAGCCATAATATTCTTGCCAGTCCGAATCAATTTTACTTCGGATCTTTTTCTTCTTTTTGTTGCCATTCTTTAACTTTACAGTTTTGTAAGTGGTCTTACTAAACTTTGCAAGTTTTTTACCAATATATTTTCTACCTGAAGTATTGTTTGTGATACAATAAACGAATCCTACACAATCCTCAGGTAGTTCAGTAACAACGGCACCTTGATGGTACCATGTCATTATGCTACTTTTGCTTCTTTACGGGCATTCTTTTCTGCTGTGATTTCATTTCGGCGAGCCTTGATTAGCTTGCCTAGCTCTGCAAGAGCTTTGCGTGAACGTGTACCAGCCGCATTGTTACCTTTTACAAATTTAGTATCTTCTGCGTCCCATGCTTCTACCGCTTCTTTAATTGCTTGAATTGTTGCTGACATTATTATTTTCCTTATATCGTGATTGATTTATTTGTTCTTGTTGTTTTCGAACTACTTGAATCTCCGCTCGCATTTGCTTTTGTATTTCTCGTAGGTCAGAAAGAACATTACGCAAAAGGGTTGCTCTCTCATAAGTTGGTTTACGAATATACTCTTGATGTATATTGTAGTAACCCACAAGCAGGTCAATGTGCTTTGCGTGAAGTTCCTTATACTTGTTTAGCATTACGCCTCTACATAGTCCACATCGTTTGAGTAACTGGTAAATCCGTTCTCTTTAACGACCCGCAGGACGTTGTTAACTCGCCCAATCAGTTCATCTTTATGACTGATTAGGTAAATGTTTTTGCTTCGTTCACGAGCCATCTTCTTAAGAATTGCAATACCTAGTTCAACGCCCGCCGCATCCATACCTGCATCAATAAGCTCGTCAATAAACAACAAGTTAATATGTTGATACAGGTTCTCCCAAACATCCCGGAACGCCCAACTCAAACTTAGGATAAGTCTGTTACGCTCACCACGACTTAGATTATCAAAGTCTAATTCTTGTCCAAACTGCGTAATCTCTACAGTTAGATCGTTTTGGAATACAACAGTATGTGGTAGACCAATCTTATCAATATAATAGCTCAACCGTTTGTTCAAGTATGTTAAGTTTTGATCAATAATTTTCTTACGGATGAAAGAATCCTTATTGGTTAACAGTTTGTACAAGAACTCTTGATGATCTTTTACTTTAGTAAGTTCGTTAATTGCGTCCCAAGTAATTTCTTGGAGTGCAGTTTTCTTTAATTCTTCAATTTGTTCTTCGTACGGATTAAACTCTGTAGCTTTTACTTCTAGATTCTTTTCTAAACTTGCTAGATTGTTCTTGTGCCCCAGTGCTTCTGCTTCAGTATCATAAAATGTTGCAGGAGGTTTTGGTAAACTTCCAATATCTTTTATTGACTTTTGTACAGTTGCTAGATCTTTTTCAACTTTGTCGTGATATTGTTTAGCTTCTGTTAGATGCAGAGTAGCTTGCGTAGTCATTTCTTCATGTTTATGATCGTGAAGTTCTTGTTCACAAGCGTGACATGTTTTATTTGCTAGCTTTTCTAACTCAGCTATGTATTTCTTTAAGGTACGATCAGCTTGACCTAGTGCAGATTCTAGGGTAGCACGTTGTTTGTTAAGTTCTTTTAGCTTGTTATTGCTATCGTTCCATGTTTTGAGCTGTGTATGTGCTAGTAATTCTGCTTCGATATCAACGCTATCTAGCTTCATCATTGCTTTGCCTAACGCTTCTACATCCGCTTGCTGTTTAGTTTCCCAAGCAGAACTCTTCACAATTAAGCTATCAATACTTTTTTGTACGTTCTCGTTAGCAGTTTTAGTTGCTTCTATCTTTGCGGATTCTGCTGTAATAGCGTCTTTTGTAGTTTTCATCTGCAATTTAAGGGCTTCTGCTTTCTCTGAAAGCAGAGTTATGCCTAATAACTGCTCAATGATCTCACGTTGATCTGACGATTTAAGACTCAAAAAAGGTTCAGTATAAGTGTTTAAAGCAACCAAATGCTTAAACATCATATGGCTCATACCTAGTAATTGTTCAATAGATTTCTGCGTTTCGCGGCTATCGCCCTGTGCATCATCGTCTGCTGTTTCGTCTGTTTTTTGCTCTTGATCGTTTACATACAGCTTTAGAATATTAGGTTTGCGGCCACGCTCGATGCGATAATTTACGCCGTTTACACTAAACTCAACTGTAACTAACATGCCTTTGCCGTTAGTTTTGTTAATTAAGTTTTCTTTGCGAATGTTTGTTAACGCATTACCATACAAGGCATAGCTTAATGCGTTAATCATTGTAGTCTTACCTGTGCCGTTACGGCTTCCGCTGTCGTCGCCACCCAGATCTAAGTTTTCTCCTAGCACAAGTGTTAGTGCTTGCTTGTCAAAATCTACAGCCTGGGTCTGATTTCCTACGGATAGGAAGTTTTTTACTGTTATATTTTTTATATTAAACATTATAGGTTATGATATAGATCGAGAAGTAGTTTTTGATCAAATTGCTCCGATTCAATTTTAACAAGTTGTTCAGTAACAATCTGATCAACGCTTTCAAATTTTGCATCTGGGTTATCTTCTACAACACCTTCTAGGCTATTCTTTTCTTGAATTAAGCTCATTTCTCTAATGTCATATTCACTTAGGAATGTTTCTTTAAGGAAGTTTGCTTCTTCGTAACTGATATCAATATCTAAATGTACTTTTAGATACATCTTAGATTTCATAATATCGTCTTTTTCATCGATTAGGCGACTTAGTTTTAGTGTACGGAACTTAGGAGCATTGTCCCAATCAATATATTGTGGATCCCCACCCCAATCCATCACCATCATGCCACGGGCATCATCCCACGCATCTGCAAAGTTATGCGGAAATGCGTTACCAATATACTGTACCTTTTGATTGACTTGACGTTTATGGAAGTGTCCCGAGAACACATAGTCTGGTGCGCCAAAGTCTTCAGCACGAAGTTCACCGTGATCTGGCATCTGTACCATCGCATTCATAAAGAAGTTGGGCAATTCAAAGTGACCAAACACATATTTGCTCTTGAGCTTCTTCATTTCCTTCCACTCATCACCTACTAACCAAGGTACAAGTGTAACATTATCTTTAGTTAGGA